CATAGATTAAAAACTTCATCTGTAAGAAATAGTCAAATGGGTCTTCATTTAACTCTGCTGCATATGCTTCGAGTCTCTGCCAACGATTCCATCTTTTGTTCCATTGGGCAATGCCAAGAGAATATTCTTTATCATTTTTGGCTTCTGCTTTTGGATTAAAGTTACTTTCGATTTCTATATTACCACACACGCCTGCCGCAGATACCGCAGGTAGACCATTGGACATAAGTATATCCATAGTGAGTACACGAAGTTCTCTTAACTCTGCTGCACCTTCTTGATATATTTGTCTTTGTTGATTACTAATCAATACACCTTCTTTACCAACACTTTTCGGATCAAGTAAGTCTATCCTACCACCTTCTGCTGCACCACGTTGTTGTGTTGATGATGGAAGTTCAACATGGCTCATTGAACCTAAGATGATTGGGTTTTGGGATTGCGCTCCATCCAAAAAGAATCCAAACACAAGAGCACTTCTTTTCATCTGAGGTATTCTACCAATGCCTGACACGCCACCCTCTGTTGTTGGTAGCATCGTCTCTGCCCATGGTAGGTATCTATCTTCAACATCACTAGAATGAACACCATGTATTCTCACCTGAAAGCGACCACGCTCATCAGGGTCTTGATCGTTAATGATACGACCAACAAACCATCTAGTATTGTCACCATAGTATTCGTTCATCGTGCGATCCTTGGTTGTGTTATTCTACTTAGCTTCAATGCAACATTATGTTTTTCGCCTGCTAAGTCGAAGCAATGTCTCTTTGACATGATAATAAAATCACCTGATCTCTTTTCATCAATGGCTTTACTCAAACCAGGTGTGTCACCCATATCGTTTCTGTAGATATTCATTCGTATCAAGTGTCCAACACTTGTCTTAACGTTTTTCACTGAGAACAATAGACCAGGTAGATTTATATCATATGTGTTTTTCAAAAGATGATGTATTGTGTTGTCTCTGACAGTATAGAGTGTTTCTTGTCCCTCATAAGATTCTTGAGAAAATCCATTCACGTCATTATATGGTTCTGATATCACACGTGAAACGATCTTCGAGTCATAGTCAGTAATCTTATCTTGTCGAATACCAGATGGATCAGCAATAAACTCTTTGTCTATAGAAATAAAGTTCTGATCTTTTGGAAAGATACCAGCACGAATGAGATCAGTGAAGTGTTCATGCATATCTATGTGATATTCAAATGGTGTACCTGTCGTTGCGTTAACAGATTGATACTTCGAACCCATACCACCATAAGTAGCAAGATGCAACGTGTCATCTAAAAGACCTGCATCATATGAAGTGATGTTTACTGCCTGAGATTCAATATCATTTTGAACCACATTATCTTGATCGAATACTAGTGGTTTATCTTTATTAAAAGACTCTTGTTTAATAATCGTCTCTAAGTCCGTTAGATATAGTTTATCATCAATCACAGAAGAATAAAAGAAAAATGGCATGCCTGATGGTGTAGACATCTTTCGTAGAATAGTTTTGATAGCAGAGAACGCAGATTGATAAGGAACAATGTATCGAAACGCTTCTTGGGTTGATGCGACTTCGCTTTCGATAACAAGTTCACGTGATAGTTTATCGCTAACAATATTCTTGATAATCTCTTCACCAGTTCCAGTATATGCTTTACTAAACTTGTTAATATCATTATAATACTTAATATCTTCGATCAAAGATACGACTAGAACAGAGGCATAATCGTTATACTTTATGCTTTCAACAACTTCATTTACAATAAATCTAACTGTTATGACACCACCAGATTGATCAGGAGATTCAAAGTTGATGATAACCCTTTCTGTACCTGATATATCTGCAAGTCTATAAATGTCTTGGTCATCTTGAAGAATGATATCGCCTGTCAAGAATGCCTTGGACAAGTCTTCGTAGATGTTAGCCTCAATAACAATACCGGACCCTGCACCTAAGTTAGAGACATATAGTGGTTCACTGAATCTTTCAGACTCAATGGATATACTAATAATTCTTAACTGTTCAGCTGATACTAAGGGTGTCGCCATATTAGTTTCTCAAAAGTTTTTGGAACTCAGCGTTGACTTGACTTGCAACGTTAGGTCTGAAGATTTTAATGTTACGTAAATCCTCATTCACGTTTATTAGATTTTCTAGATTAGACACAGCGGTAAAACCAACGATCCCATCTCTATTCTCAACACCACCATTGCTTGATATGGTTAGATCAGTGAAGTTGCCATCTGCGTCATTATAGTGATGAGCAGCGTTATATTGTAGCACTGAGTTAGTTGTAATCAAGGATCGTACAAGATCATCATCCCATAGTAATGGATTTGGTTGATTTGCTTGAGTATATATTGTCGTGTTTCTTGGAAGTGAGAAACCAGATATTTGTGCAGTGGCTGTAGCCTGTTTTCCGTTTGGTCTGTCTGGTTCTGATATTACGACTTCAGGTATACGTGTATATCCTTTACCGCCAGTTAGGATTGCGATACTCTGAATAGACTCCGAAGTTACAACTTCCTCATCTGCATTCAAGAAAGTCATGACCGCTTGGGCAGTTGCACCTGTTCCCCCACCACCTTTGATAGTAACGGTAGGTGGACTTGTATATCCTGATCCTGCTTCTGTGAGTGTGATTGACTTAACATCAATGATTGGTTCTACAACGATTTGTCCAAGGTCATAACTCTTATCTAAGATTTTTGCCTTGAATGTTGTACCAAACTCATCCAAGTTATTTCTGTCAGCGACAATATCACCAATATAAAACTCACCCCACATAGGGGAAGTTGTTTTGATTACTCTGTTAGGATAAATCTTTTTAGCCCAATCGTATACCTCTGCTGAGTTCAAAGGCCAGCCTTGTAGCCTTAGCTTCGTGTTGAGTAGATAGAAAGTCCAGTATAAATCCGTTGTTCCATATAACTCATATGACAATACATCAGGTCTTGTGTTATCTTTAATATAATACTTTTCGTAGAAAGATACATCATCTGCAACTTGATCAATCAAGTCGATATAGGTTGTCAAGTTTTGAAAGATAGTATTACTCGTTTCGTCACCAAACTTGTAATTAATAAGTGGGAAGTTTCTAAAAAATGACATTTATCTTGCTCCTGAGCCTAATACACTTGGTAACTCATAGTATTCAGCCGTTTCATTGATAATGTCACGTTTTGTCAGTGCTCTTTCTTCAACGAATGATAAAGACAAATCAGTTTCTTGAAAGCTACCGTCTTTGTGGAATGACATACCTGTTGAGTTATAAACCACATCAACACTTGCCAAGAACGATGGTAAGATTTTTGTCGCAACTTTTTTATTATCATAAGACATTTTAATCTCGAACTTATTCGGAAAACGTAGTGCTGCGTTCAATGCATCGTTAGAAGTATCAGGGTACATTTCCTCTCTGAAGAACTGTACAATGTCTTTGATTTCATTTGCTTCTTTTTGGCTTGTTGGAATCATTTTAAATGTAAATCTAAACTGACGTACACCAATGCCACGTAGTGTCGATCTTCTATTAGGGTTCAATGCAATGCCAGTACCTGTTTCGATAGCACCTTGAACCTCTGGACTTAGTTTACTTGTCAGACGTAGTGCAGCTACTTGCGCTGCCTCTGATCTCAGACCAAAATTAAATGCTTCTTGAATAGATGTAAAGTCTGGAAGTAGATTTGATGTGACTGCGCCTAATATAGAACTTCCACTCTTACCTGCTTGAATAGCATTCAATCCAGCTCGACCAATAATACCCAAGTCTACATTGGTATACTCAACATTATCTTGAAACTGTAAAGCCCCAGGCAAATACAATGTTGCTTTTCGTCTCTTGTCAAATCTTGGAGGTAATAGTCCTCTTTGGGTTTTCTGTGTTCCTTGAAACGCTCTTATGTTTGCTGCGTTCACCGCTGCCTCTGGTCCTTCAACGGCGTTAACACCACCTTGAACTTGATCTCCTATAAGACCCTTGAAAACAGTTTCAGGTAGAGTTTTATAGTTTTCTTGCACGGTTTCAAAGGTTATTCTACCCTTGTATCCATCATCCTCTAAAGGAAACTTAAAGTTTCTGTTGAGTGTCATTACATCTTTTCCTAATAAATACAAAAAAGTTTCTATTATTTATAAGGTAATCATGGCATACTCAGGCAGGTATAAAGTTAAAAATAGGTCTAAGTACAGAGGTGATGCAGACAATGTTATTTTCAGATCACTTTGGGAACGAAATGCATTCAAGTGGTGTGATGAACAAAAAATTGTAAAAGAATGGGTAAGTGAAGAAGTTGTCATTCCATATCGGTATGAGGTTGATAAAAAGTACCATAGATACTTTATGGATTTGAAAATCACATATACGAGTGGTAAGACTATTCTTGTTGAAATCAAACCTGAAAAAGAAACAAAGGCCCCTGCATTCCATGGTAGAAAATCTAAACGTTATATCAATGAAGGTATGACATATGTAAAGAATATGAACAAATGGAGTGCTGCTCAAGAATATGCTGCGGATCGTGGATGGGGATTTGAAATATGGACAGAGAATAAACTATCAGCCATGGGTATACTTCCTAAACCTAAGAAAAAGATTAAGCCTCTAAAACCATTACCTAAACCTAAGAAAAAGTAGTATACTCACCCACCTCAAAAACCTCTATTTAATTATATACTATTTTATCGATTCGTCAACCCAAAAAATCAATATAAATAATAACATGTCAAACTTATTTAAAAACTTAGAAATCGAAGCATTTAGAGCAGGTATTACTCCTAGAACACAAGAGTCTAGGGAGTGGTTTCGTAAACGCTTAAGTCGTATTCGTAGAGTAAATCGCAATGACATCATGAGGGATGATTCATTAAAGCTTGTCAATAGGCAGCTCATTGGCTCTATGCAGATGTTTTTCTACGATCCGAAGCATAAAGAGACTTTACCGTATTACGATGCATTTCCATTGGTTATTGTGATTGGTCCAGCCGAAGGTGGCTTTCTAGGATTGAACTTGCATTATCTTCCCCCAGTACTCAGAGCAAAGTTCCTAGATGCCTTGATGGACGTGACAACCAACACTAAGTACAATGACAGTACAAAGTTTGATGTTACATATGACTTACTTAAGAGAACAGCCAAGTTCAAGCACTTCAAGCCTTGTGTTAAACATTACCTGAACAAACAAGTGAGAAGTAGATTTGCAAGAATACCTGCACCTGAGTGGGAGATCGCTACATTTCTACCGACTGCATCATGGCAAAAAGCGAGTGGTTCTCAAGTATACAAAGATTCTAGAAGGATGATTTAATGTCTAGTATTGATACAATGAAAAGTCTTATCTCTAGAAAAGATGGTATAGCACGTCAAAATGTTTTCAGAGTAAAGCTTCCTTCCCTTCCAGGTGCTACAATGGAAGAAGTCAATCTACTTTGCAAAGACGTTGTAATGCCAGGGAGACAAGTTCTAACCAATGAACGTAGGATTGGTATGAGAACTCAAAAGGTTCCTTATGGTTATGGCATAAGTGACGTGCCGTTGACGTTCCATGTTTTAAATGACTATGGTATCAGAAAATACTTTGAGGTGTGGCAAAACCTTGCAGTGAACCAGTCTGACCATTCTGTGGGCTATCTCAAAGGCAAAGAAGGATATGGTAAGCAGGTTATCATCGAACAACTTAAGAAGGGTATTGGTTTGCCAGTGTATCAAACTCCACTTGGTATTCCTAAGCTACCTTCAGAAATACAAAACAGATTACCCAAGTTCGGTCCAATCGACTTGGCTCAGGGTCAACTTGATCTTAACTATGTGACTAATGATGATGTGATTTATTCATGTACACTCATAGACGCATTCCCAACAACAATGAATGATATTCAACTAAATAACCAACCTGATGGTGTTGTCGAACTGAATGTGCAACTCTCATATACAAACTGGTATGCTAATGAAGTAGAGTTAGCCAGTACAACTGAGAAGTTTATTCAAACTCAAATCGGAACAGCATTAGGGAGAATATTTAACTAAAGGATGAAATGAAATGGCGTTACCAAAGCTAAATGATAAACCAAAGTATGATCTTGTAATACCATCTACACAACAGAATGTACGGTTTAGACCATATCTAGTGAAAGAAGAAAAGGTTCTGATGCTTGCTCTTGAAAGTCAGGATCAGACACAAATCTTCCAAGCGATTGCTGATACTATCGTTGCATGTGTGGATGAACCTATTGATAAAAAAACGCTGACAAGTTTTGACATTGAATATATGTTTGTTAACATTAGATCAAAATCTGTCGGTGAGAATATTAAACTGACACCTCAGTGTACACAATGCGAAACTGAAAATGAAATCTCTGTGGTTTTAAATGATATCAAAGCTGACATGTCTGATGTAGATTCTGTTATTGTATTGAACGATGATATTAGTATTAAGATGAAGTATCCATCATATATGGACCTTGTCGGTGGTGATATCTTTATGAGTGAGTCTACAACAGAACAAACATTTAATATGATTTCAAAATGTATTGAATCGGTGTTGACAGAAGATGAGATTATTTCATTTAAAGATGAAACTCCACAAGATCAAATGGACTTCATCGAATCTCTGTCCACATCACAGTTTGATGATATTCGAGTGTTCATCGAAGCCATGCCACAGGTAAGCTATGATGCGTCATTTGAATGTACGAGTTGTAATGCTAATAATGAGTTGAAGTTGAGAGGAATGAACGATTTTTTTTAGTATCTCTTTCTCATGATAACTTGGTTAACTATTATAATGTAAACTTTCAACTGATACAAAACCATCATTATTCTCTTGATGAAATAGAAAGTATGATACCTTGGGAAAGAGAAATATACTTACAAATGCTTGTTGATCAGATCAGAGAACAGCAAGAGGAAGCTGAAAGGCAAAGGATGAGAAATGGCTGATTTTAAAGACGTGGTAAAAGCGTTAGCTGAAAACAATAAGAAGCAAGATAAAACAACTGATTCAGTTGACAAACTTCGCTATGTTTTTGAAGAGCATTTTAAGTTCTTGCAAAGACAAATCAAAGACCAAGAAGAAGCAGCTGCAGAAGCGGCGAAAGTAAAGAGAGAAACTAGAAGTTCTCCTGGTGCTGCATCTAAACAAGGACCAAATAATCTAGGGCTTAGTCTTGGAATGCTTCTTAGTAAAGGTGGCGCACTTGCGGGTATCACAGCTCTTGTTGCAACACTAGAAGGTCTTAGGGGATGGGAACTAAAATATATTTCTAAACTAAGAAGTCTACCGTCAAGTATCATAGGGGTGATATCCAAGGGCATGGACAATGTGCGCTTGAGTGTTCTTAGACGCATTTTTGGTATTGGCCCTGAAGGTAAGGTTATAGACTATCTAAACACAAAAGGTGAAAAGATAGGCACACAAACTATAACAGTTGCAGAATCAGTACAAGATGCTTTACGTGATCTTAGGAATAGATTTTGGAGAGTATTTGGTATTGGTGCTGATGGTAAACTTATAACGCTAAGAGATCCTGATGGTCTTTTCACAAGAAATATTATTGGTAGAACAACATTTCAGATAGGTAGAATATTAAAACCCTTGATGCGTGTGTCTGAAGGTGTTGCAAGTTTCGCCACAGGAACAGGTAAAAAACTATTCGAATGGTTGAGTAAACTTGGTGCAGGGGCAGGACCATGGCTTAGACTCTTTGGTAATATTCTAAAGCCTTTAGGGTTCTTCTTTTCTCTTAAAGAAGGTTATGATGAGTTCATGCAAAGTGACAAAGCGTCTATCCTAGAGAAATCAACAGATGCTATTGGGGCTTTCCTTGGCGATTTCATTGGTGCTCCATTAGATTTATTAAAAGACCTTGTGTCAGGTGCATTTAAACTGATTGGATGGGATG